GGCAGACATATTTGTGAACAAAAGCAGACACGAGGCGATGAGAGCTTGTGACGATGGAATTGCAGATCTGACTTACTTCAGATTACTACTGCAAGAAGTGGAAAGGAGTGCTCCGACTTTACACTGAAGCGTTTCCTCAGTCCGAAATTGCGACTGAGGAAGAGTGCTTACACTGAGGAGAATACAACGCAAAAACCTTCCTCCTTAGTTATACGTATATATATACGTAACTAAGGAGGGAGTGAGGCGGATATATAAAACGACTGAGGAGAATAGTATCGTGGTAAATAAAAAGAGAACTAAACGAATAACTTTAACAGAAGCTGAAAGGAAGGGACGTGATGTACTTGGCAGACCTACTGGTGAGGATATCCCTATTAAAGCAGAAGTGCTTGGACAACTTAAACCGCTGGATCGTATTGCCCGGGAAAAAGTTGATAAGTGGGGTGATACATTGCCTACGTTTGTGCCGCCAGAAATGGCTGGCCGTTTTGAAGCTGCTTACGAGGCGCTAGGTTACGCAGTCGAGGCTAACGACGTAATGGCGACTAATCAGATTGCTGGTCAACTTATGAGAGCGTGGGACGTTCTAGAAAAGACTGCAATTGAGGCCGGGCATAAGCCTCCGGCTGAGGATTGTTATTGCGTCGAGCTCGAGGGTGGCAGGATCGTATGCATTGCGTCTAGGAATGCTCACATATTACGTGAGAAGTACAAAGACTGGATAGTTTACAGTTTTGAGGATGTTGCTAGAATATTATCTAATGATTTTACGGCTAAGTTTTTGGAGGAGGCTTACGATAGTTTTCCTAAAGCAAAAATAACAACCGTAATTAGGGATGGAATTGATAAATCAATCGACTGGTCAATAGGGGATGAGATACCGTGGTAAAAATGGATAGAGATGAAATTTTAAAGGAAGCAATGAAAGTCATAAATAATGACCGCAATGCTGATTATGGAGATGCAAGAGAAAACTTTGAGAACACTGCTAAGTTGTGGTCAGCTTATACTGGCTACGAAATAGGTCACATCGATGTAGCTGTGATGATGGTGTTGCTTAAAATATCTAGGATAAGAGTATCACCTGATAAAGCAGATCACTGGGTAGATATTTGTGGGTATTCAGCTTTAGCCGGGGAGATAGGATCAGATGGTAGGTAAGGTAGGAAAAGCTAAGATTGCAGTAATAGAAAAGATGGGAGAGGATGAGGTGCTCGATAGAATATCTACGGGCACTTCAGTTAGATCTCTTATGAAGGAGTTCGACGTTGGCTATAAGTTATTTGCTATGTGGCTCGACGCTGTTGACGGCAGGAGAGGCAGATATGAACAGGCATTATCAGAAGCCGGGAATTATTATGCAGAGCGCGCAGTTGACACAGCTCAAAACGCGCAACCTGAGGATGTTAATGTGTCGAGATTAAAAGTTGATACTGATAAATGGATAGCCAGTAAACTTAATCATAAATACGATACGAGACAGCGTGATGTGGCTATAAATATAAGCGTTAATGACTTACACGCTCAAGCAGCTCAATTACTTGGTGATGTTATCGAGGGAGAAGCTGAGGAAGTTGAACCGTGATTTCGCACACTAAATCACAATCGCGTGCGCGCGCGCGAATGCCGCAAAGCAGCAAAAAAGTCAACTTTCAGCCCATTTTTAGCCATTTTACGCTGCAACTGCGAAAAAACAGGCCAATAATTAACATAATACATATTATGCGTAAAACTATTTTCTGCGGTGCAGCATTTTTTATTTTAGCCCCCCCTTACTTTTTGTTTGCGCCCCAGCATTTGCAACCACCCCATCACAGATAGAGACGTAGAAAATGACCAGCAACCCATTTTTAAAATTAATGAAAAGATACCAACACGATCCCGTAAAATTTGCCCGGGAAGTGATAGGGATGGATCCCGACGACTGGCAATGTGAGCTTTTACAATCTGTCGCTGATCCAAAAATTAGACGTGTCAGTTGCCGCTCGGGCCACGGCGTCGGTAAATCTTCCGCTGTGGCAATGGCAGCCATTTGGCACGTTTTAATGCGCGTGCCATCGAAGACAGTTGTCACCGCCCCCACCTCTGCACAGCTTTTTGACGCCTGTTTCGCTGAAATGAAAAATATTGCAAAACGCTTAAAACCGCCATTTGACGATTTACTCGAGATAAAAAGTGATCGTATTGAGCTCAAGAGCTCCCCGGAGAGCACGTTTATTTCCTGTAGAACCTCAAGACAGGAACAGCCGGAAGCTCTGGCAGGCGTGCACTCTCCAAGCACGCTTTTATTGGCCGACGAGAGTAGCGGTATCCCGGAAAGCGTTTTCGAGGCAGCCAGTGGATCAATGTCGGGCATTCACGCGACGACAGTTTTGACCGGGAACCCCACCCGGAACACTGGCTTTTTTTACGATACGCACAATCGACTTAAAGAAAATTGGCACACCATGCACGTATCCTGTATTGACAGTAATCGCGTATCCGACGACTTCGTTAATGACATGAAAAATCGCTACGGCGAGGATAGCCCGGCGTACCATGTTCGCGTGCTCGGAAATTTCCCTCCGTCGGAAAGTGACACAGTTATCCCGGTATCTTTAATTGATCACGCCATGAAAAACGACGTAAAGATCCACGAGGATACTGTTTCCATTTGGGCTCTCGATGTAGCCCGGCAGGGAAATGATAGCTCCGTTTTATGCAAGCGACAGGGCCCGGTAATTCACCCACTGACCGTGTGGAACAATTTAGACTTGATGCAATTGACTGGGGCCGTGAAATCCGAATACGACGCTGCATCCACATCTAAGAAGCCCGTCGAGATCATCGTCGATAGCGTAGGCTTAGGAGCCGGCGTATTGGATCGACTTAGAGAGCTGGGCCTCCCGGCTCGAGGCTTGAATGTCTCGGAGAGGTCCGTCCAGAAGGATACATATATAAATTTGCGCGCAGAGCTCTGGTTTAAGTGTAAGGCTTGGCTGGAGGGCAAAGACGTTAAAATACCTCAAGACGACAGGCTCTGGGCCGAGCTGGCAGCTCCCCGGTATCACTTTACCAGCTCCGGGAAGATCCAAGTCGAGAGTAAGGAGGCCATGAAAAAAAGAGGCATCACCTCACCTGATAGAGCCGATGCAGTCTGTCTCTGTCTAGCAAATGAAATGACGACGATGGCTTACGGCACGAGCTCCGCCGGGTCATGGAATAAGCCGCTGCGTCGAGAGATCTTAGGCATTGTATAAAAAGGACCAGTTGATCAAACTGGCCCTTAGTGCTAGATCACCAAGAAAGGAGACGAGGCTCTAGCTGCGCGCGGTTTAGTGGGAAATACTCAAAACCACCGGCACTCACGGCTTACCGTATACGTTATCTGTTTCTCAACTCCTGTATGTACAGGCACTCGTTGCATCTATCCTGCATTTGACCCTTTTTAATTTTTTTAGATCTAAGCAGTAAAAAATTTCCGCACGCGCATTTGCATACCCACATACTTCCGTTGCAATTTTTCTTCGTATTTAAATCTTTACCAAGAACGGTTATGCGTCCATTTTTTCTACCTACCATTTCATTATAAAGTTTTCTCTCGTCGCCCAGCGCCGTGTGATCCGCTTTTCTAAAATATATCGGATCCTTGTAGACGTTTTTTAATTCTTTTTTAGGCGTGAAGTGAGTGCCCTTCGATAAGACTACTCTCGCAGCATTACCGTTAATAGGCGTAAAATATTTATTAGCTTTACTTGTTACCATTACAAATCTCCCGGTTGTATACTTTAACTGTAACATACAAATTTTGCAAATTTACTAGTTGACGTTATTTTTTTTATTTAATTTTTTTATTGCCTCATTTATTTCTTTATCTGATCCGTCAGTTTCAATAATCCTGCCATCATTTTTATCATAATATCTTTCGTATTTTGGATGCGTGTATCCATTGTAGTCATAATAAAAATGTAATTCCAAATTTTGTTTTAGTTTATTTTTGGCGACGAGCTCCCACTCGTCACCGTTGTCAATAAATAGAGCATACATTATTTAACTCCCTTACGCTTAGACGCCGCCGATGCGCGCCTTGCGGCTCTGTTTGTCGAGCCGTCCAAAACTCTATTTCTTCTCCCGTGGCCTCGCCCGGACAATGAGAAACTATGTCCGAGCTGAGATCCAGCGGCAAGAAAACTATCAAACGTCACACTCGTGTGACCTTTTACGTTTCCCTTCTTTTTCATTACGCTACCTCCTTAGCTATTTTCTGTGCAGCCATACGCTGGCTCCAGTTTAAGTTACCTTTAAACCCGGCCCTCCATAGGGCGATGCAGACTTTACGAACTACCGGGTCATTACAAAACTTCTCTCGAAGCATAGAGTAAATATCCTTGAAGCCGTCACCGTGCGCCTTACGCATATACTTACCCCAGTATCCCGGGTCACTATGATACAGATTGTGCTGCACAAAATGTGAGAGCTCGTGTAAGACTTGGATCAGGTTGCCATGATCGACGTCGCCTTTTTTGACGTGCATACCACCGCACTTAGGATCCGCATCAAAGTGACAATACTCGTTCCAGTAGTAGTGCCCCGGCTTGACGTAACCCAGCTTTTTAAATCTAGCCTTAACGCCTTGAGATTTACCGCTGATGACGTTTTCAATTTGCCAGTAAGTCGTGCAAATTATTATGCTATCAAAACCAGCCCGGCTACAATTGCTGCGCCTGTTAGGAGCCTTAACGACTAGCACGTCGTGTGCCTTTTGCTTTTGCTCCTTAGTCATTTGAAAGCGGTAACCGTCGAGGTAATTCAATGCATCAGTAATGATGTTATGAAAAAACTCTGTTTGGTTCGATAGACTATATGGATTGTCTGACATTATGATACCTCCCTTTGAATTATTAAGCCCTTCTTGAGCATTTCCTTAGCTGACGTAATATCGCCCCTCTCCAAGTTATCGAGAGCCCAAGCAACCCAACTCTCAGCGCTCTTGACAAGCTTTACATCGTCAGAGCTGGGGAGCTCTGGCTCGTAAAGACCTACCGGCGCATCAGGATCATAAGGCGCAACAATATTGCCGTCAGGATCTCGAGTTAAATTATCATTCGCCATTGATCCCACTTTATTGGCGTTTAACCAGTTGATGAGATCCTGCTTAGATGTAGGCACGTCAACCTCGGTCCAGTCGCGAGGAGCGCCCCGTTGGGCGTCCCTCTGTGTTCCAAACCATTGACCATAGCTGCTATTATATAAACGCATTATTAAACCTCCCTTACCATTCACGTCTGTCGTGTATTGGTAAAATACCGTGGCTCATTCCCTCAGCCTTATACCGACTGTCACAAGTTCCGCCATAATTTCCGCCAGCCATATACCAGCCCTCACATCGAACCCACTCACCCTTTTCGTCGTCCCACTCCGCCGGTACTAGCTTTGGATATGGTGTGCCTGTTGGGCGGTCATCTACCAATAGAACCGCTGCATCTTCTGCGTCTGGTTCAAAAGGACCCTCAGCATTTACCACAATTAAATTATCATGGAACTTTGATACACCGTCCATTGTGCAATCCATTCCGCTACTTCTATAAACAGAAACACGTAAACCCATTTTTTATCTCCTTTAAAAATTTTTAAAAATTAACTTATACTAAGATAGTATGTTATTATTCTGTTAACATCAAGTTAATAATGCAACTAAATATCCAGGAAAATCAATGACTTAAGATTTTTTTTCTTCGTAGTGAAAAATGCGATGACAGTTTGCACACAATATTTGGCACTTTGCAGCCTCCTCATATGCACGCTTCCATTGCTTGTGAGATATGTATTTACTGACTTTTGTATCTCCTTTTGCTTCTGGATGGTGGAAGTCGATAGCTGCCGGGTGAGAAAATCCGCACTTTTCACATCTTAACTTTGATTTGAATTCCCACCATTTATCTCTGTGTCTCTGGACGTGTTTTTTATTACTCGCCAAAACTTTTTCTCTGTTTTCGAGATACCACTTCATACCGTAAGACCTGTTGTAAGTCTTACGCCGCTCTTTACTTTTATACGGCATACTAACTCCTGCTGGTAACAGTCAGTGTATACTATTTTTTAAACAAATTGAAAAAAAACTGCATTGATGGCACAATATATTTAGCGGTGGGTTCCCTTCTGCCGTAGAGCCCTAGGAGCTCCCCCGTGTGTCCTCCCACGCACGGGGTTTATTTAACTTAAAAATAATGTATTATAAGGCAGCAAACATGAAGGAGGCTTATCATGCCAAAAGTTGGTGGTAAAACATACGCATACAATACTAAGGGAATGAAGGCTGCAAAGAAGGCAGCTAAGAAAAAAAAGAAAAAAGTTACTTATAGTAAGGGTAAGTAATGGCTAAGGGTGTTAAGCATTATTTCCGAGACGGGACTGAACATAAAGGTGGTATGCATAAAATGCCTAATGGTCAGGTTCATTCTGGTAAAACTCACGGTAAAAATAGTAAGCGTCTTTTTCATTTTAAAGATTTAAGTGAAGCTTCTAAGAAAAAAGCAAGAAAGAAAAAGTAATGGCCGTAAAGGGAACTAGAAAAAAGTCTTCGAGCCCGAAGCCTAAAAACCCAAAACTCTACTCCCGGGTAAAGTCTGAGGCTAAGAAAAAATTTAAAGTCTATCCGTCTGCGTATGCAAACGCATGGCTTGTAAGAGAATATAAAAAGCGCGGCGGTACTTATGCCTAAGTCATCAGGCGGATTAACGAAGTGGTTTAAGCAGGACTGGCGCGATGTTAAGACTGGTAAAAAGTGTGGACGCACAAAGTCTAAGAAAGATAAGGGTAGGCCGTATCCGGCCTGTCGTCCTGCAAGTCAGGCCAAAACAGCCTCAGCTAAAAAGGCGGCAAAAAGAAAAACTGGACCGAAGCGCATAAGCTGGAAAACAAAGAAGGGGTCTAAAAAATGACAATTGGTTTGCTAGATGCACTAGCTATGGGTTTTGGAATGAAAGACAGAACCCAAGAATACTACGACGCTACAGAGCAAAGTATTAGAGCTGATCCAACTGGCTCATATAGAAACATGGGCTTTGATCCAAACGAAAGAGCTGACGCTTACGCTGCACTCGCCGAGAGCGAGGGATACCCGGTCAGGGGTGGTCCATTTAGACTTGCTAAAGTTCAAATGCAAAGAGACTTAACTGACGCCTTTGACGGCGGAGGTTTTGGCTACGGCCAAAGCGGTCCCAGATTTGAGGGAGGCCCCTCGAGTATGTTTTTAAATTTAATCGGCGTTAAGCCTATGGGGTATAATCAGAGAATGCAGTCTGCGCCGGGAATGCCGGGAATGCCGGGAATGCCCCTCCGGGCTAATATGGCAACATTTGACGTTTTACCAGATATACTGAAATGAGTAAGAAAAAAGATCCACGACTAGCCCGGGCTGGCGTCAGCGGCTTTAACAAGCCGAAGCGCACGCCCAATCACCCAAAGAAAAGTCACGTCGTCGTGGCTAAGGAGGGCGACAAAGTTAAGACAATTCGCTTTGGGCAGCAGGGTGTAAGTGGAGCCGGGAAGTCGCCAAAGACGGCGAAAGACAAGGCGCGCCGCAAATCTTTTAAGGCGAGGCACGCAAAAAATATATCCAAAGGTAAAATGTCAGCAGCCTATTGGGCAAATAAGGAAAAGTGGTGATGGCTAATCCTATTTTAGATTTATTACGTTTTACTATGAAAGGCTCTAACTATTTTAAAAAGCCTAGATTTGACACTAGCAGATTAAAAGATCCAGCTCTTTATTCTGGGTTTTCTTTAAATAAACACAGAACAGCTCCATTTAATTATAATGTTGAGGGTGATTTACTTGGAAATTTAATAAAGCCGAAAACTGTAAGTCCGTCTGACTTACAGGGTAAAACAATGTATTTTGCTGCTGGGGATAGAACTTCTAGTGATAGAGTAATAGACCAGATAAATGATATTTCATTATTAAATCCTGTAAAAACATACGGCGGTCCGACATATATGGATGAAGGTAAAAGAGCGTGGGCATCAGAGCCTACGGCAATGAAATCTAAAGCAAACGCATTTAAAGAGGCCGCTGACAGAGGAGAAGATGTTGTATTAAGTTATATGCCTATGGGAGAAAGATCAGGAGATTTTTCTGAGCACATGGCAAATACTTATTTAGAAGTATTAAAGTCTAGCCCTGTAGGATCTAATAGCTATCCAATTTTAGATGAAGCTATAGCTGCAAAATTTCCAAAAATTGCAGATCAAATACCTAGTCTTAAAAATAAAGAAAAATTTGCTAACTGGTTGCTCAAACAAAAAGGCGGTAGACGATCACAATTTATAAAATTTTTTGATAGTAGTTTAATGCAAGATTTAGGTATGCCCGACGTTGGGGCTGTTCGTTTTGCAATTACTAATCCAGATTTAGTTAATTCCAAAGCTTTAAGTGTTGGTTATAGAATGAGCCAGCCTGATCTTTTATCTGGTATGATTAAAAGTTCTGATCATCCATCTTACGGTGCATTTGTTCCTAAAATGAAGAATGCACCCGGTAGTATGACTTTTGAAACTGAATTACCATTTATTATAGGTGCAAGAGACACAGCTTTACCTAAAATTGCAGCCGGTAAGATGGATGCTTTACCAAAAGATATAAAATCTTATATGGGTAACCCAAGATTAAGTCAAAAAATTGATCAGCAGTTTGTAGATGAAGCGGAAACTTATTCTCAAATTTTAAATACTTTAGGCCAGAAAAGTGCAGACGATTATACTTTTGGTTTATTAGAACAATACATAAGAGGTCTTAAATAGTGTCTTTTATCAATTCCATTATATCGTCTATCGAGTCCTCAATATCTTTCGGTAAGTCTTCTTTTTTAGTCCATAATAAATATGCTAAAGCAGTAATTTCATTTCTTATTGGTTCTAGTTCTTCTATTTCCATTTTACTTTCTCCTTTTAACACTGTGTTAACAAAAAATAATAATAAGGTAAAGAGGCGTTTATTATGGCTGTAAAATCTTACCCCGGACCAATGTTTGGACCGTCTTATTCTTTACTAGATCAAATGACAGAAGTGTCTAGGAGAAACCCGGGAGGCCCACAATTAATACCTAGAGATACTACTTTTGCAGAGAACATGACTGACCTTCTCACGCCCTATATTGGTAAGAATACGTCAAGAAGATTATTCGGTGGGGCTATGCCGGGGTCAAATAATTCCGGCATTTTAAATTATCTTGATAACGCCGGTTTAGCTAACGTTCTACCCGTAACCGCTGGAGTAATGTCAGGCGGTCAGGCCGTCAAAGATTTTAGAGCTGGCAACTATAGCGACGCCGCATTAAATACAGGCTTTGCTGGCTTAGATCTTGGTTTAAGCGGCCTCGGCCTAAAACAAGCCTTAAAAACGTCTGCAAGACCTGCTAAGTCATTGAAATCCCAGGGAAAAATACCCGATTATGAGGATGCAGCTCACTTTATGAGAGTAAACGAAATGATGGGTAATATGCTCAGGCCGCCATCAGCGACAAACCCAAAATATATACCAAGCCGTTTTGATCGTTTAGGTGTTCACGTAGGATCTCCACCTCAGGCAGCCGATAGATTTAAATTTAGCGTTGGCGATAAACTAGATATTAACCAAGCTGGTTTAAAAGGTCAGACATTTCCTTTAAAAATTAGAACAGATAAACCATTTGAAATTAAAGATTTTGAAGAGTTTGGAATTAAACCAGATTTAAGGTTTGATATGACAGAGGTCATAGATGGTAAAACGGTTTTGACTGAGGATGGCGTAAGAGAAGTTATGAATACATATGCTGATGCAAAAAATGTAAGTTTAGAAGATGGCGTAGATTTATTTAGAAAAGAATTAACTGACAAAGGTTATACCAATATTCCCTATGTTAATCTTATAGAGGGAATGGATAGGAGCGCTGGAGGCGTCATGGAAACTTATAGAGCTGGCCTTGATGATGTTTTTACAAAAGAAAACATAAGCAACATTATGTTAGTTGACAGAACTGCTAACGATCCGGCGGTAATTAAAAGCAGATTTGCAAAATTAAAAAATATATATGACCCAAATATAATGGCTGGCCTAGCTGGCCTTGGCCTGTTATCGCAGATAGAAAATGAGGAAGGCGAGTAAGATGGAAAATGAAATAAGCGAACTCGTGCAAGAGCTGGAAGCTGAACTCGATCCTAACATCATGGACGATGAGGAGCTGAAAGGCATCGTAGGAAAAGAGATAGACGACGCAATTGATTTTGTCGATAACTGGGTATCTCCACTGCGCGCCACGGCCACTGAATATTACAGGGGAGATCCCTTCGGTAATGAAGAGGCCGGGAGATCTCAAATTGTAAGTATGGATGTCCGGGACACCGTACAGGCCATTATGCCATCTCTTATGCGTATTTTTAATTCTACTGAGAACACGGTGGAATACGCGCCTCAAGGACCTGAGGATATAGAGGCGGCAAAGCAAGCGACGGAATATGCCCGGTACGTTATCAACAGAGACAACGACGGTTTTTTACAGATCCACGCAGCCTTTAAAGATGCTCTAATTCGTAAAGTAGGCGTACTAAAATGCTACTGGGATGATCAGACAAAATTTGAGACACACGACTGGACCGGGCTAGACGATAATGCTCTCGCAGCTCTCATGTCAGATAATGACGTTGAGGTTCAAGTCTTAGCCTCTCAGCCAGCCGGTGAGCCTATGATGGATCCGATGACGGGTGAAATGTTACCGCCTCCAATGGTGCACTCAGTGAGGGCTACATACACTCACCCGGACGGTAGAGTTAAGATGGAGGCCGTGCCACCTGAGGAGTTCCTAATTTCTCGTGAAGCAAAATCATTGGATCAGGCGTCATATGTCGGCCACCGCCGGGTTATGACTGTATCCGAGCTCGTCGCTATGGGATACGACTACGACACAGTGTCAGACGCCGGGGCTAACTATGATGACATGGAAAGCAACATAGAGCGATACACTAGGAATAAATCTTTGACTAGTGAGATGCATGACCGTGACGACAAGGCGATGAAAAAAGTTCTATATGTCGAAAGTTACATAAAAGTCGATTATGACGGCGATGGCATAGCAGAGCTTAGAAAAGTTTGCACCGTAGGTGACGAGAGTATTGTTCTTATGAACGAGCCGTGCTCAGTCGTCCCATTTGCTGTATTTTGCCCGGATCCAGAGGCTCACGATTTCTTCGGTATGAGTGTCGCCGACGCCGTCATGGATATACAAAAAATTAAATCTTCTATCATGCGTAATACTCTAGACAGCCTCTCAATGTCTATTCACCCACGCATGGCAATTACTGAGGGTATGGTTAATTTAGACGACGCCATGTCAACTGAAGTGGGATCCATAATCCGCCAGAGGCAAAACGGAGCCGTTCAAATGCTCAGTATGCCATTTGTCGGTCAACAGGCATTCCCGGTCTTAAAGTATATGGATGAGCTTAAAGAGGCCCGTACAGGCATCTCTAAAGCCTCGGCAGGGCTCGACGCTGGAGCCTTGCAGTCTTCGACGGCTGCCGCCGTTAACGCCACTGTGAGCGCCGCACAGCAACACATAGAGCTGATTGCACGTATATTTGCCGAGACTGGCATGAAGCAATTATATAAAATTGTTTTACACTTATTAACCACGCACCAAGACGCGCCGCGCATGGTACGGCTGACTAACGATTTTATCCCGATAGATCCCCGTACTTGGAATAGCAATATGGACGTCTCTGTCCGTGTCGCTCTTGGGCGTGGCACAGACACTGAGCGTATGATGATGCTCAAACAGATCGGTGAGATGCAGAGAGAGGCAATGCAGACTATGGGCGCGGTGAACCCACTGACTGATATTAATAAGCTTGCCAATACACTGAAGGCGATGACAGAGCTTGCCGGGTTTAAAGATACCTCGCAATTCTGGAGTGACCCGGCACAATTCCAGCCGCCTCCACAAGAGGATAAACCAGATATTCAAGAGCAACTCATTGCCGTTCAAATCCAGCAGATACAGGCCGACATTCAGAAGAAGGCGGCGGAGCTTAATTTAGAGCGCGATAAAATGATGATGGATGATGATCGCAAACGAGATGAGCTTGACGCTGATTTATTTGTTAAGGCTGAGGAAATGAAGGCTAAGTATGGAACGCAGCTAAACGTCGAAAAAATCAGATCAGATCTGGCTATTAATCGTGAAGTCATGAAGGCTCAAGCTGAAGTATTAAAAGGCGCTGTAGATGATAAAGAAAACTAGACAGCAAGTCATAGACGACGGGGCGGAGGCTGACAGGCTTCTGAATACAGAATTACCTCGTTTTATGGATGAGCTGGAAGCAGAGATCTGGGAGGAATTTAAAAAATCTGACCCCAGTGACAAGGATGGCCGGGAGGTTATTTTTGGTAGAGCGTGCGGCATTGAAAATGTAAAAACTATGCTGCACAGATTAAAACAAAACGCTACTATTGAAAAAAATAGAAAATAGCGCATAATACGGAGTTAAGCAATGTCAGAAACCAATAACCCAAATGGGACTGATCTGAACACAGCAACTAATGCAATTAAAGCCTTACTAACGCCCCAAGAGGATACCGTGACGGAGGAACAGGTTGCGCTTGAGACTGAAGCTACTGAAACTGAACAAGTTGAAGAACAGGTAGAAGAAGTCGAAATGTCCGAGGATACGCAAGTATCTGAAGACGGTCTTGAAGTTGAAGAGGAAGCAGAAGAATTCGAAGACGCATCTCTGGACATACTTGGACAAGTAGTCGAAGTAGACGGCGAGGAGATAACTGTTGAAGAGCTCAGACGCGGAAACCTAAGACAAAGAGATTATACACGCAAAACTCAAGAGCTTTCTGAATACAGAAAATCAGTAGAAGCTCAAGCAATTGAGATGGAGCGTGAACGTGCTCAATATGCTCAAATGCTTCCTGCATTGCAGGATCGTTTAGAGCAACAGGAGCCGGAGCCAGATTGGGACACTCTGTATGATCAGGATCCTAACATGGCAAGGAAGGCAGAACGTGCTTGGCAGAAACAGCAAAAGGAGCGACTAGCTTCTATTGAAGCCGTTAAAGTCGAGCGTGAGCGAATGCAACAGGTTGATGCAGAGCGCATACAAAATATGCAAATGCAATACCAAGCGCAGCAGCGAGAAATTTTGCCCGACTTAATCCCGGAGTGGCGCGATACAAAAGTCGCAGCGAATGAGGCTAAACAGGTCCGTGACTTTCTCCTTGGAGAAGGATTTTCGGAGCAAGACATTAGCGGATTAACAAATGCGACGCTTGTAAAAGTAGCGAGGAAAGCCATGCTGTATGACAAAGGGCAGACTAAAGCGACGGAGGCAAAGACTAAGCCTAAGAAGCAACAGCCCAGAACTCTAAGAGCTGGATCTCGAAACACGCAGCCAAAACCTAAGACTGAGCAAAAACAAGCGCTACAACGCGCACGTCAAACTGGCAAAGTGGCTGACGCCGCTGCCGCAATTAAACACTTACTCTAGGAGGCTGTAATGGCTATTACTACCAATACGTTCACATCCTTTGATGCCAAAGGTATTCGTGAGCAACTTTCGGACGTGATAAGTTCGATCTCACCTGAAGAGGTCCCACTGCAAAGTAACCTTGGAACAGTCAATGTTTCCAACACATATTTTGAGTGGCAAACCGACTCACTAAACGCTGTTTCAAAAACGGCGAGAGCTGATGGCGATGACGTAGGAAACACTTTCGACGCTACATCTGCAACAACTCGTGTCGGTAACTATACGCATATTTTGCGTAGAACAGCTATCGTCGCTGACAACCTTTCTGACCAGTCCTTAGCAGGGCGCAACGATGAAATGGCGATGCAATTGGCGAAGCGTGGACGCGAATTACGTAGAGACTACGAGGCCGTTTTCACGGATAATAACGCCCAAGTTTCCGGGAACACAAGTACACCGCGTGAGACTGCTGGCTTAGGTGCATGGATTGCAACTAACGACGTTATGGGTTCAGCAGGGAGCCCTGCAAGTCCAACTGGCGACGGTACTGACGCTCGTACTGATGGTACACAGCAAGTATTCACTGAGGCTATGGTTAAAGAAGCAATGCAGTTAGCATTTACTTCTGGCGGTAAGCCATCAATTATGATGACTGGCCCGTTCAACAAAACCAAAGTATCAGGTTTTGCTGGTATCGCTGCACAGCGCTACATGGCTCCAAGTGATGGTCCAACCACCATTATAGGTGCGGCTGATGTCTATCTGTCGGATTTCGGCAGCTTATCCTGTGTAGTTAACCTTTTTCAAAGAGAAAGAGACTGCTTTCTGTTAGACCCAGAGTTAGCAGAAATCGCTGTTCTACGTCCTATCCAGACCGTTGATCTAGCCAAAACTGGTGACGCAACCAGAAAAATGGTTATCGGCGAGATGGGCTTACAGGTTACTAATGAGGCTGGACACGCTGGCGTGTTCGATCTTACAACATCATAATAACTTTAGGGGCAGCTTAATTGTTGCCCCTACTCCCAGGGAATAGCCCTTTAAAAACAAGGACTTATACAAGATGAAAAGATTATGGAGCCATGATCCATTAACCGGGATAAAGAAATATTGGCACGTAACTGGCAAGGGTGAGTATGTCGTTGAGACAGTTATGGACGTTAAGCCAATTGTGGAGGCTAATAAAAAGCAAAGAAACAACATGGATAAGAGGCATAAGGACATTAATAAAGTTGCCTCAATACCGCTACCGATATACTACGAATTAAAGCGTAGGGGTATCGCTGACGATCCTAAGGCATTATTTAAGTGGCTAAATGATAGCGATAATGCTTGGACTAGAACAAGAGAAAGCACGCTATGAGTATTGCAAACTATACCGACTTAAAAAGTTCGATAGCAGATTTTTTAAATCGTGACGATCTTACTTCAGTTATCCCTGATTTTATAACTCTAGCCGAGGCCGATATGAATAGACGCCTCAGGCACTGGAGAATGGAGAGCCGAAAGGTGGCTCTTTTAGATACTCAATACACAGCCTTCCCACTCGATTTTATTGAGGGTATACGTTTGATGTTGACGGGTACTACAGAATTTAGAATGGAGCTCATTACTCTTAGCGAATTAATGGACAAAAGGGCTGAGAGCAATTCCTCAGGAACCCCAAGATTTTATGCCCCGGTAGATGGATCATTTGAAGTTTATCCAACGCCGGATCAGGATTATACTATTGAGATGCTTTACTACGAAAGAATAGAGGCGTTGAGCAATAGTATTACGACAAACTGGGTTTTAACTTATTACCCAGATATTTATCTTTACGGAGCCCTAACACACAGCGCCCCGTATTTAGGTGAAGATGCCCGGACGAAAGTTTGGGCGGAGTTGTATCAAAACGCAATAAGTGGTACAAACATGGAAGACCAACAGGCCAAGTCTAGCGGATCGGGCCACAGAATGAGAATTAGGAGTTTTGGATAAATGGCAAGTTTTACAAAAGTAAATGACTTTGTGGTCAATTTAGCTAACGAAATGGATTTAGATAGTGACACTTTAAAAGTTGCGCTTTGCAATACCGATCCTGCATCTGGTACAAATGTTGTATCGGATGGTAACGGTGTTTTAGCAAACGTTACGGAGATAAGTTACACTAATCTTTCTGCAAGAACATTAGCAAATGTTACAAGCACACAAACAAGCGGCACATATAAGCTATCTGCCGATGACTTAGTGTTAACAGCATCAGGCGGCTCGGTTGCACCTTTTAGATATGTTGTGATCTATAACGATAGCCCTGACGCAGCACAATCTGATCACAGTGTTAGCGATCCTATTGTCGGTTATTACGATTATGGTTCTGCGCTTACATTAAATGACGGTGATACATTTACAATAGATATTGGCGCAAACGGTATCTTAACGCTTACATAGTAGGAGAACATCATGGCAAAGTTATTTAATAGAGCCAAGATGGGAACTTCAACAACTGGCGCAGGGACGGTGACCCTTGGCAGTGCTGAAACAGGTTTCCAGAGCTTTGCTGATGCAGGAGTATCTGATAACGATGTTGTCCAGTATGTTATTGAAGACGGTTCTAATTGGGAAATAGGTACTGGAACTTATGCTGCAAGCGGCACAACATTAACACGTTCTCCAAGTGAAAGCAGTGGTGGCGGTAGTGCGCTATCTCTTAGTGGAGGTGCAAAAGTTTCTATTACTGTTATAGCTGATGATTTTAAAAGACTTCAGCTAGCAGGGGCTACAAAAGCAGAGGCTACTTCTGGCGGTTTAGATGTTACTGGAAATATTGTTGTAAGTGGTAATGTTGACGGTAGAAATGTTGCTACTGACGGCGCAAAACTAGATGGCATAGAAGCAAGTGCAACGGCTGACCAAACAGATGCAGAAATAAAAACTGCATATGAAAACAACTCCGATACAAATGCTTTTACCGACGCTTTGCAAACTAAACTTAATGGTATTGAAACAGGCGCAACTGCTGATCAAACTAAATCAGACATAGATGCTTTAAATATTAATGCTGACCAAGTAGATGGGGTTGACGCAAGTAGTTTTGTACGAAGTGATGCGGCTGATACTGCATCGGGAGATATTACGTTTTCGGGTGGCGCAGGAGCAGTAACTATTTCTGGCGGTAGCGATATTAGGTTTGATCAAGGTACTTGGACAGGGGAAGCTACTTGTAAAATACAGCATCACTCAAACCATATGTATTTGCAATACAATAACAGCGGTCAAATGATTTTTAGAGATAGTGCAGGCGCTAATAATTTTCATTTTGATGCAAGTGGTAATTTTGTGGCAAGCGCTAACGTAACGGCCTATTCTGATATTAGGCTTAAAAAAGATATTGTTACAATAGATAATCCTATTGATAAAATCAAAGCAATGCGTGGTGTTTATTATAAAGAAATAGAAACAGACCGACTTAGAACTGGTGTAATTGCTCAAGAACTTGAAAAAGTTTTGCCAGAGGTGGTTATAGATATTGAAGATACAAATCCAGAGACAGGCGAAACAACAACTACTAAATCTGTTGATTACGGCAATATGGTTGGTTTGCTAATCGAAGCCATAAAAGAGCAGCAAGATGAAATAGGTCGACTAAGAGCTATAATTGAGGGCTAAATATGACATTACAAAGCAGTGGCGCAATATCACTAGCAAACATTGCATCTGAATTTGGTGGCTCTACACCTCACTCTTTAAGCGAATATTATTCGGCGGCTTCTGGGATACCTTCTAGCGGAACTATCAGTATAAGCCAGTTTTACGGAAAATCAGCTAATCCTTCGGCTAGTGGTGGAAGTGTCTATACGACAGGTGGATACCGCTACCATAGATTTTATAGCAGTGGAAGCTTTAGCGTCAGCAATGCTCAGGGAGCAACAATGCAATTTGTTGTCTGCGCCGGAGGCGGCGGCGGTGGTAAAACATACCAAGGGAACGGATCAGGCGGCGGTGGCGGCGGTGGCGGTGGGGTTTCCTACCATAGCGGCGAAGGACTACACGGTGGTTATGTTACTGTAGGCGGTGGCGGTGGATTAAAAAGCAACGGCGGTAATTCTTCATTTAGCGGTTGCACATCACAAGGCGGCGGCGCAGGAGCGCAAGACTATCACAATGGTTGGGTAGGCGTTAATGGCGGTTGTGGAGGTGGTGCAGGTGTTCACAACTATTACGCTAACAGGTCAACTTCAACTCAAGGTAACACTGGTGGAGCAACAGGATATGGATACGGAGGCGGCAGAAATGCGGCAGGACACCCTTACTATGGAGGCGGTGGCGGCGGCGCAGGAGGGGCAGGCGGTGACGCTATGAACTCAGTCGGCGGCTCTCCTAGATATTTATCTGCATTTACTGTTCATAATAGTGGGCGTTACGGCTCTGGGGGTGGTGCAGGAATAACAATTTATGGTAACTCAGGAGGAAACAAAAGCGGCGGCGGTTACGGTGGTGGAACAGGCAACACATCTAACGGCTCTGCAAATACTGGCGGTGGCGGTGGTTGCGCTAGAACTGGTGGCTCTGGAATGGTTATAATTAGATACCCATATGCGTAGGTTAGAAGATGGCACATTTTGCACAATTAGATGATGATAATAACGTAATAAATGTTCTTGTTGTAGGCAATGATGATTGCGTAGATGAAAATGGCAACGAAAGCGAAGCTGTTGGTATATCTTTTTTACAAAGTTTAGTAGGCGAAGATACAAAATGGAAACAAACAAGTTATAACAATAATTTTCGTGTTCGCTATGCTGCTATTGGTGGTTATTACGATAGTGAGCGTGATGCTTTTATGTATGCGAAACCTTTTCCGTCTTGGACGCTAAATGAAGAAACATTAGATTGGCAGCCACCAGTAGACCCACCAGAAGAAGCCCTTGAAAGACCTTTTGTTTGGGATGAGGAAAAACAACAGTGGGTTGAATTATAATGCTTGGCTTTTCCCCATTAGGCACAACAGCATTAGGCGCACCAACGGCTAATGAAGCATATTCACTGCAAGTGACTAGCGGCACGTTTACGTTGTCAATGCAAGGTGCGGCTAAGTTAATTACTGACATTTACCCTTCTGGTTCTTTTATATTAAGTGGTCAATCTGTTGGTTTAAGTGCCGGTCGTCCATCTAATTTCAGCGCAGGGTCGTTTACCTTAACTGGTCAGAATATTACTTTTGACCAAAACTTTGGGTTAATTATAGATAGCGTTTATAACAGCGCATCATTTTCTTTAACTGGTCAAAATATAGTTTTCGATACTGGTTTTGGTATGGTGCTTGATAGCGGTGCATTTTCTCTAAGCGGCCAAAATATAAACTTCAAAATAGACATGAATATTGCGGCTGAAAGAGGTGCTTTTACTTTAACAGGGCAAGATGCTCTTAAAGGCGTTGCTGAAGCTTTTGATCGTGGTCAATTCACATATTCTGGTCAAGATGCAGCACTTTTCGCAGGTAGATTTTTAAGACCAGTTACAGGTGAGTATTCTTATACATTTAAAGATTTTAAAATTAGAGGTTGGTTTAGCCCGACAGTACCGGCTGAAATATGGACGGATGCAGCCTAACGTGATAGGTTATTATGAATAGGAGATCTAAATGGCTATTACTTTAACAAAACCAACAGTGGGTGGATCTGAGGGAACTTGGGGTACTACCATAAATACGGCACTAGATGACGTTCAGAACGCTCTTAATGGTACAGCCGGAACCGTAGCTCCAGATCTAACCAAACTAACTATTAATGGAACTGATGTAACCGCTACAGCCGCAGATTTAACAAATGCCATTACTGGGTTTGTTTTAGAAGATGGAGATGGTACAGAAGTAACTATTGCCGGAGCAAAAGAAGTTAAGTTTGTTGAAGGCGGCGGTATTGATATTAACTGGAGCGATACATCAACTGGCTCTGACGCAGATCCTTATGATTTAACTTTTACTCTCAATACAGATATGCGTAAAAGTGGTAATGTTGATGTGTACACCGGGAATACCGCTGATTATGTATTCTACGATGCAGACGTAGGTATGCGGTTTTATACTGCCGGTGCTGAAGATATGAGGCTTACGGATGGCGGTGATTTGCACGTTGATGGCAACATTATTGGTTTTTCAACCACAATCTCTGACGCAAGACTAAAGCACGACATTAATAAAATTGATAACGCATTAGATAAAATTTCACAATTAAATGGTTACACGTTTACATTTAACCATGACGGAAAAGAAGGCGCAGGTGTAATAGCGCAAGAAGTAGAAAAAGTTATGCCTACAGCCGTCCATAATACCAACTTAGTTTTTCATCCAGAAGTTGAAGGCGATGACAGCGCAATAGTTGATTTTAAAACTGTTCAATATGATCAATTAACTGGACTGTTAATCGAAGCTATTAAAGAATTAAAAGAAGAACTAGAGAAATGTAAATGTAAAAAATGTGAGTGTGACTAATGCCTCTCCCAAGTAGTGGTCAGATAACAATAAATCAAATACACGTTGAAGCAGGAGGCGGTAGCGGTTCCGAAGCCAAAATAAATGACCTTGATATTCGGGATATGATTGGCAAAAGCTCTGGCTCTCAAAACGCTTTTAATGAGTATTATGGGGTTTCTGCCGCCGCTCCTGTCGCAACTTACAAAGGCCGTATACTTACAACAGGTAACGGATTTCCCTCGGGATATATTGCTCTTAGTGCTAGTACAAAAATTGTTGTTGTTGCTGCAACCATTCCGGGCTATCGAAATACATACATATCAGTCGGCGGCTCAAATATGACGATGGCCGCAGATAGTTTCAGCACTGCTAGTAACACTCAAGGTAGTCATTCATTAATTTATTATAAAGAAATGACTACACCTGCTCAACAATACTATTTCACTGGAAATGGTGGTAGTGGTAGATCCGTTATTTATGTTTGGGAGATCACTGGATACAATAGTTCCACACCTTCATCTACGGACACAGAGTCAACAAGTACCGCTAACTACGGTAATAGTTATAGTGAAACCGTATCGTTATCAACTCAGTATAATGGCGTCACAATAGGGGCAGGACTTTGCGAAGATACTATCACTAATGGTGTGACAGTTAGCAACTCTGATCAAATAGAGCAAATTGATTTAGAGAGCGCTACCAACCATTACACATGGAAAGATGAAGGTACTAGTCTGGGAAGTAGAAGTTATGTATGTACGCAAAACAACCCCGGAGCTAACGGTAGCAATACTGGAACTTTTCACCGAATAGCAGCCGCGCACTGGAAATGATATGCCTTTAGTACCGTTAGATTTAAAAGCAGGATTTTACCGAAACGGCACTGAACTTGACGCATCAAATAGGTGGCGTGATGGCAGTTTAGTCAGATGGCGCGATGGTTCTTTGCGTCCTATAGG